ACCCCCCTACAATCACCACCACTGCCCCCATCACCCGCCCACTACTGCCCACCGCCAACCACCCCCAACCACCGCAACCAACGCCCCGTCCACCACCGGAGCCGACATAGGGAACCGGGATGTCAAGTGAACTCTGGGGTTTTAGTCCTGGCGACGATCCTGGCGATGGCGATTGGCCTGCTGAGCGGGATTCTGCTGACCACGCTGATCGCCAACAAGAGGAACGGGACCTCCAGCGGTTGGAGTCCCTCATCCGATCCGCAGTCGCAAGGCCAAGCGGACCGGGCCTTTCTCCAGTCCCTGGTCCTCGGCCTCCTAAGGTTGGACAGAAGTTCTACCGAGACGACCTCTCCGGACGCCACTCAGGCCCCCGACGCCGCCGCACTCCTCCCGGCCTGGGCGACGGAGCCGACCTCGCCGGAACCCCTCGAACAAGTCCTCCTGATGGAGCGCGCCACGATGCAGGAGGAGATTCGGCGCTTGCAGAACGCCCATCTGACGACCTCGGAGACCGAGTACGACAACGCGACCTGGGAGCAGATGATTTCCCCAGAAGAGGACTTACCGTAGACGCGGAAGACCTCCCGTCGAATTCGCAAGGCCCACGCAACTCCGCCAACCACGACATCCCCCTCACCTTCCAGTCGGCCGAACTCAGCGCCATTGTGAAGGAAGTGAAGTTCGTGTCGTCCGGCGACATCGACATCAAGATCACCGTCCCATACGAGTACCGCGCCGAGGCGACGAAATTCGGAGATGCATACGGACTCCTCATCGACATCCGCGCCGCCCGTCACTACTTCACCTCCCCCACCCCCTCCGATGGCCCTGACGCTCAGTGAAATCGCCGTCTCACTCCTAGAACAGTCCATCTCCCCGCGCGTCATCGCGGTCGCCCTTCGCTGTTCCGAGCAGGAGATAATAGACCTGCGCACCGATTACAACATCACCGTCCAGGCATCTGATGTCATCGGCGCCATGAACGACCTCGCCTGGCAGGCTTATAACCGTGCCGCCTTCCTCCTCCACTCGGGCAACCCCAATCAGCAAATGAACATCATCCGCATGATGTTCGGCCACATGCGCGGCCTCGCTGGCTCGACCTCCCCAAAGGAGATGCAGGAACTCATCGACATGTTCCGCTCCACCATCGAGATGTCTCCCGACTCTCCCGACGAGGACGATTACCCGATCCCAGAGGATGCCCCCGCGTGAATCGCCTCAACCTCACGCCCATCATCGAGGACCTCGTAATCTCCACCAAAGACGCCACTATCGAACCTATCAACCTCACGAACCCCACCGGACCGGATTTCGAGTTCGCATGGGCACAACGCCGTCTCGTCAAGGAAGTGGAGCGCCAATACAATGCTGGCAAACCTGTCCGCATCATTGTCCTCAAGGCTCGACAGCTTGGCATTACGACGATTAGCGAAGCGGTGCTCTACGCATGGTCTTTCATTTTCCCTGGAACTTCCTCACTCGTCATCGCCCATGAAACAGACACTTCTCAGTCGGCTTTTGAGAAGAACGTCATGTTCTGGGAATACTGGCCGTACAAGGACTTCTACAAACTCCGCTCCACGACACAGCGCCGTATCGTCTGGGAGCACGGTTCGGCTATACGTATCGCCACCGCTCGTAATGTCAAGTCTGGTCGTGGTCGCACACTCCAAGCCCTCCACGCCACCGAGTGCGCCTTCTGGGACGACCCGCAAACCCTAATGACAGGCTTACGCCAAACAATCCCCAATAAGCAAGGCTCAATCATCATTCTCGAATCAACAGCCAATGGCGTTGGCAACTGGTTCCACGGGACATGGGAGGATGCAGTCGATGGACGCAATGACTACACCCCCCTCTTCTTCTCCTGGCTCGAACACGACGAATACCGGCTCCCCTGCCATTCGATAAACCCTCTCGCCCCCGACCTCGACTCCACAGAAATCAATCTCCTCCGTCTTGGCGCCACCCTCGAACATCTCGAATGGCGGCGATGGGCGATTCCCTCCCTCTGCCATGGTGACGACGACTACTTCAAGCAGGAATACCCCGCCACCATGGAAGAGGCATTCCTATCCACTGGGCGAAACGTCTATCCAATCGCCAAGCTCGATGAGCAATACGAACCTCGCCACGGTCACCGCGGAGAACTCCTGGAAATCGACGGCCGAATGCGGTTCTACGACGACCCGCTCGGCAAGCTAATCCTTTACGCGACTCCCTCTCTCGACCGCCAACACGGCCAGTACATGGTTTCTGGTGACCCATCCCGCACAACAATGGGTGACAACGCCTGCATCCAAGTCCTCAACATCAACACGTTCGAACAGGTAGCCGTCTGGCACGGCAAATGTGACCCTGTTACCTTCGCGGACGAAATGGCAAAGGTGGGTGCGTTCTATAACACCGGCTGTCTGATCCCAGAAATGGAGGGTCCAGGTTACGCGACCATCGCCGCCCTCATCAAGATGAACTACCCGAACCTCTACAAGTTCCACCGTGGTGACCGTGGCGGCATGGCCCAAGTCGCGATGAACGTCTACGGTTGGTCTACCAACTACCAGCGCAAACACTGGGCTGTCGCCAATACGATCAAGTTGCTCTACGACGGTTCTCTCGTCATCCATGACCCCGAAACCTACCATCAGATGCGTAACTACGTCGTCCTCGACAACGGCGAAATGGGAAATGCCCGCGAAGCCTGGAAGTATGATGACGCCTGCATGGCATTGAACATTGCAGTCGCCGGAATCATTACCCAGGGCGGTGTACAAATGCTCGAAACCGGTCCCCTCGGGCACTCCGACTACTTCGATGAACCCCCCGGCACAGCCTGGAATACCACCTTGACTGGGCTGTAATCCCCTGTCACACTCCCCCTATGCCTCTCTACGAGTTCAAATGCCGTAAGTGCGGCCTAATAACAACCACAACTCGTTATGGAGTCGTCCCCGAGTGCGATGTCTGCGGCGCCGAAACACGCAAGCAGTTCTCCTTCTTCATCGAGAAGCCTTTCGTTCCCCACTTCAACCCGTCTGTCGGACGATACGTCGCTTCCGAACACGACTTCAACGAGGCCCTGAAAGCCGCGTCAGATGCCGAGTCCGCTCGTACCGGCATCGACCATAACTACGTCCGCGTTGACAATGCCGACCGCGATGCATTCGGCGCAACCGATGAAGGCATGGACAGTTACTACGAATTCAATAATAACGCGGCCCATGAAACCCTTCTCCCATGACTGACACCTCCTCAACCTCTCGTCTCGACTCCCTCGAACTATTCTCCCGCCTCGATTCTCTCTACTACAACGCCCTCACCAAGAAGCGCCGTTACTACGAAGAGTGGCGGCGCAACTATCTCCTCCTCAACAACAAGATGTGGTCGGAGTGGCGTACTGCTAACTGGCTCCCCACCCCTACATCCTCCGAAATCTTCCCCATCCTCTCTGCCCTCATCGCCTGGATTACTGACCAGGACGTGATCTTCTCCTGTTCAGCCTCTTCCGATCCCCACACCCTCTACTCGGACTGGCTCTCCAAGCTCTCTAATGACCTCGAAGCCATCCTCCAGTCCAACTGGCTGAACAACGCCAACGACGAACAGGTCTATCTCTCTCTCTGGGATGCTGGACTCTTCGGCTCCGGCATTATGAAGGTCGTCTGGGATGCAGGACTTGTGGATGGCTTGGGTGATGCGGTCCTTCGACGCGTTGACCCGTGGTTCTTCTACCCAGACCCTAATGCGTCGTGCTGTGAAGACGCCCAATACTTCATCGAGGTATACCGTCTATCGTTCGAGGAATGCCAACGCCGGTTCCCGCTCGCCTACGATGAACTCATGGCGTCGGAATCTCTACTCTTCGGGTCGTCTGACACCTTCGACTCTCGCCCCAATCTCTACGACCAAGAACAATTCCCCAAAGCCAATCCCGGTGCCATGCCATCATCAGGCACTCTGGGATCGCTTGGCCCCACAGGACGCCCTGGTTCTTACGGGTTACCCGGCCAGGGTCGTCGTCAATCCTCACTATCTGAGGGCATCGTCGTCAAGGAGTTCTGGCTACGTGAGAATCGGGTCGAACATGTGGAAGATTCGGTTATCGAAGAGAAACCGAATCCTAATTTTGAGTACCCGGATCATATAGTTACCGACGAATGGCGCGTTGTCGTTGTCGCTAACGGTGTCGTCCTCATGGACGAGTACGCCTCGGACCTCTGGGCATCCGGTCGCCATCCCTATGTCCGCTTCACCTTCGATGACATCGGGGAATTTTGGGGCGTCTCATTGGTCTCTCACCTCGCGCCAGCCCAAATCGCCATCAATCGTCTCCTATCTGCTCTCCAGCACCACGCCGAACTCACCGGCAACCCCATCTTCCTCGAACCCGATGACTCCGGCATCGCCCGTACCACCATCGTCAACCGCCCCGGCCAGCGTCTCCGCATCAAGGGCGGTCCCAATGCGCAGAACTACCAACCCAACTGGCTCAATCCGCCCCCCATGCCACAACAAGTCCAGCAACTCATTGAGTTCTGGATATCCCGAATGGAAAATCTTAGTGGACTATCGTCGGCCTCCAAAGGCCAACTGCCGCCTCCGCGGACACCATCGGCCTCGGTACAAGCTACGCAGGAGTCCGGGTTTGTGCGTGTGCGACAAGCAATGCGAAACCTTGAGACTTGCCTTCGAATCGCTGGGAATCTCATCACGGAACTCATAACCGAGAACTACACGACCCCCCGTGTCGTCGCGATTGTCGGCCCAGACGGCGAGCAAACGTCCCTCCAGACCGCGGCACGTCATTTCTACGGCCCTAATGACTCCGGCTCAGTCCCATTCCGCTTCTCCGTCTTCATTGACGCGGGTGCCAACAACCCGACCTCGCGCACATCGCGTATCTCCGAAGCCGACACCCTGTTCGCCATGCACGGTATTGACCGCCAAGCCCTACTCCAAGCCCACAATTATCCCCACGCCATGGAAATCAATGCTCGGATGGAGCAACAAGAGGCACAACAGGCCCAGCAGAATCCTCCTGGGGCGCGCGTTCGCGCACGTCGCACCACTTAGTACACATCTCCCCCCTCATTCCCCCCCCGGTCTCTCTTGACAGTCGCCATCCCCCCTCGCCAACCTCTCTCTAATGCCCGATTACGCCTACCATCGCTGGAGCCGCACCACTCCCGACAACCGCGATGACTATGCGGAGTGCGATCCCGGCGTTATCGCCGCCGAAGACGGCCGCACCGCGATCCTCCAATGGTCTGATGGCGACGAAGACGACGAGGACTACATCTACGCGATGATCCACAACCGTCGAAACGTACGCCCTCTTCCCGATGCCCCCGATCCCTACTTCAAAAGGGGTCGCTAGACGGTGGGAAGGTGGTGATTCATATGGCACGTCGCGGCCACCGTGGACACAAGCGGCGCTAACCACGCCCGTGTAACTCGCTGAGGGGCTGTGGTTGATGAATGTGCCGTTGCCAAATCACCACAGCCCCTCATTCACTTACAAGGAGAACTTCACATGGCAGAAGCAGGCGGTAGTCGGGGCGGCAAGGCCCCCATCATCAAGCAGGGGCAGACCTCCGGGCAGTTCGGCAACGACCCTGCCGTCAAAACGGTCAACCGCCCGGCGACTCCGTACACGAAATGACCGACCCGGCGCCTCCCTACGTCCACAGCGACGACAACTCGGACCCGTCTGACCCCGGCTACATCCCACCCGCCGCTCAGTCCACCTCACATGGGGGCTACACGGACTGCCTGTTGTGCGGGCAGCGGATCAGTAAGGCTGGCATCAACGACGGTTGCCAGGCTCTCGACCCGAGTCTGTTCGTAGACACCTGCGACCGCTCCGAGTCGGCTATCGAGGCTCGCCAAGCTGCCGACACCGCCGAAGCCGCCGACCTCGCGGCCGAGGAATCAGTCGCCGCCAAGTCCTCGTCTTCCTCGCGCGTCTCCACCCCGACCTCCACCTCTTCCTAAATGCCGGGGTCGTCATCTGAGCCGCAGTCGATGAACGCTTCTCTCGGTCGCGTTCTCCAAGACATCGCCGGGGCGATGGCGGCTCCAGACGCCGACCTGCAATTCCTGTCGCAACTTCAAGGCGTGGTGGTCGGGCGGATGCGACAGGCGGTTGTACCACCAACGGGTCCCCGTGGCCCTGGTGGTATGCCCGGTGGTGGGCCTCCTGGTGCTGGGGCAGCTCCACCAGGAGGACCGCCACTACCCCCTCCGGGTGGTCTGGGAGGCCCTGGTGGCCCCGGTCCCGGCCCCGGTGGCCCGCCGCCTGGTGCTGGTGGTCCACTCCCGCCTGGTGGTGGTCCCGGTGCTGGAGGTCCGCCGCCCGGTGCAGCCGTCCCCCCCGGTCCCCCCGGTGGCCCCGCTATCCCCGGTCAAGCCCTCCCTCCCGGTGGTCCTCCCGGTGCGCTCGCCAACGCCCCCACCCCGAACGGCGTCACCCCCCTCGCCCCTCAACCGAACCCCGACGAACTCCGTCGCATGATCGCCGGTCGCGCAGGAGCCTGATATGCCAGGTGGCTTCGACTACTCCATCACCCCCGAAGAGGAACAGGAACTCGCGTCCGCCTTCGCCAATCTCCGCGCCCAGTGGGACAGTGACCCTGACTCTGCCTCTGCCTCTGACCCTGACCCCACGGAGCCACCAGATGACGATGAAGAAGAACAGGAACCAGACGGTGGCCCAGAAGAGGGAGAGGAGACTGAATCTCCTGAGGAACCACTATCTGAACCCGAACCTGAATCAGAAGACGCCTCCGCCGACCGCCTCACCCCGGCGACAGCAGCAGAACTCCGTTCCCTCCGCGCCCTCCGCGCCTCCCTGGACGCAGCTAACGCTTCCGGCTCCCTACAGGCCGCTACGTCATACCAGCAGCAGCAGCCGCCCGTGCCTGCCGCGCCCGGACCTAGCTACGAATCCCCTTACACCACTCCCCCGGAAGACCTCGACCTAGAAGACCCCAACATCCGTGCCCTGTGGGACAAGTTCTCCCTCCTCGGCACTCAGTTCGAGGCACAGCGTCAGCAGCTTCTCTACCGCGAACAGCAGGAGTCCGTCGCCGCAGTCAATCGCGCGGTCGAAGACTGGAACACGCGCTACCACCTAGACGAGACCACGTTCTCCAAGGTCCGCCAAGCCGCAGCCAACCTCAACATCCTCCCCAACCTCGCGGCCTCCGGCAAATCCCCCTACGACGCCACCGTCATCGCCCTTGACACCGCGTTCTGGTCTGACTCCGACTTCCGCGACGCCTATGTCAACGCCCAAGCGGCCGACGACAAAGCCCGTGCCTCCGCCGACCGCGCCCACTCCCGCAAGCTATCTGCCCTAGCTGGCCGCAAGTCTGCCCCGTCCGCCCCCAAGCCCGTCTCTCAGATGTCAGCCGACGAACGACGGGAAGCAATGGCAGCAGAAATCGCAGAACATCTAGCTAGGAGCTGAGTCAATCATGGCCGTCACCCCTATTGGGACTGATGTAGTCACCGCGATTTCTCGCCGCTACATCACACCGCAGATCGCAGACAACATCTACGGGTCCAACCTGATGTTCCACCGCCTCAATGCGTCCAACCGCCGCATTGTCCAGGGTGGTTATCAGATCGAGCAACCCCTGATGTACTCGAAGTTCTCGGCTGGTGGACCCTACCAGGGTTACCAGAACCTGACAATAACTCCCTCCGACACGATCCTCAACGGGGCGTGGCAGTGGAAGCAATACTACTCCCCCGTCACTGTCGATGGCCTCACCCTCATCAAAACGGACGCCCCAGACGCCATCGCCAACTTCCTCAATGTCTACTTCGCGCAGGCGGAGATGGACTTGGCAGACCAGCTCGGCCAGGGCACATGGTCAGATGGCATCACCAACACCCTCCACATCGACGGCCTACTCGGCGCGGTGGACAACTCATCTGTCCTCGGCACCTATGGTGGCCTCTCCCGTGCCACCTTCACCTGGTGGAAGGCGCAGGAAGACAACGTCACCACGGTCACGGCGATGGCGAAGCTCCAGGCGCTCTTCGGCCAATGCACTTTCGGTGGTCGTCACCCGACAATCATCGTCAGCATCCAGCCGAACTACAACTTCTACTACGGCCTCCAGACTTCTCTCCAGACCTTCCCATCCCAACCCGCAGGCCAGGACGAACAGCTCGCCCAGGCCGGGTTCAACAACCTTCTCTTCAACGGTGTCCCGTGGACGGTCGATTCCCACATCGCCACGGCTCCCGGTTACGTCGCAGGCACCACCGGCAATGTCTTCTTCCTCAACGAAGACTACATGTACCTCTGGGTATCGCCGCGTGCCAACTTCACCCTCGAAGACTTCCAGACCGCCATCAACCAGGACGCGATGGTGGCGAAGCTCCTCTGGGCAGGGAACCTCACCCTGTCCAACTGCAACGCCCAAGGCAAGTTCACAGCCCTCACCTCATAGCCTCATAGTCAGGAGTCCTCCATGGGTGGAGTAATCGACCTCGAAAACTCACTCCTCGCATTCCAGTCGGCGGGTCAGAACGGTCCACCTTCCCTCCCGTCCCAGTACGTCGTCTCCCTCCCGGTCACGGCCGCGGTCGCCCTCGGTCAGATCGTCGCCGTCTCCTACTCCGCCACCTCGGGCCTGTTCACCTGTGCCCCGGCAGGTGCCGGTGCGGCCGGGACAATCGGGGTCGCGCTCGCCGGACAGCCCCTGATCGGTGGCCTCTGCCCCATCGTCGTCTACGGTCCCGCCCTTGTCACGGCTTCGGCGGCGCTCGGTGCGGGCACGATCTTCTCCTCGGGGGCGGCAGGAACCGCCGCAGCGGCCTCTGCGACCATCGGCGCGAACGCGGGCATCCTCGTGCAAGCCTCTTCCGGAGCCGGACAGCTCGTCGCCTGCTGGGTCTGCAAGTCCTAGCCCCCCATGCAATACGACTCGATGCTCCGTGTAGAGAACAACTCGCCCACCCTCTCGTACATTTTCTCCTTCAACTCCAAGCGCTACATCATCCCGCCTCAACGCACCGCCTTCGTTGACTTCGACGCGCTCGTCGTCGGCCTCGGTGACCCGCGCTCCGGCCCGGAGCCGTCCCATTGGGTCATCGAGGGCCGCGAGAAGCCGGTCCCGATCCCCTCGCGCAAGGAAGAACTCACGCGCCTCGGTGTCCAGTACGGCGTCTACACGACTCACCCGGACACGCCAGCCTCCCCCTACTTCGAGGACGTGGCTGGGCGCACCCTTCGCGACATGATGCCCGATGTCACGGTCTACAACATGTCCGACAACGAGCCAATCGTCTTCCCAATAGACGACCCGGACTGCAACAAGTACCTCCCGCCAGAAACCGACCTCTCGACAGTCGCCTCTCTCCAACGCCAGGTCGAGGCGCTCGGTCGTCAGCAGGCGATCCTTCGTGAACAGCTCCGGCAAGCCTCAACCGGTGAAATGGCGCTTCCCCTCGAAGACCTCCCCACCGATTCCCCGTCCCCCACCCCTCCCCCCACCCGCCGTCAACCTCAACCCCCCTCCCCATCCCCCTCCCAATCACCCCGCTCAGCCTAGATGTCCTAGATGTCCACCCCGACCAATGTCACGTTCACTCGCCCAATCCAAACGTATCCATCCCTCGACCCTCAGGACCTCGAATACTACCTCCAGCTCACCTATTATGAACTCATCATCTCCCTTGAGGACTATGGCCGCATCCAAGGTGACGAGACTCGCTCCAAAGGCGAAGCCTGGATGCATTCGACCGAGGCCACCATTGCGGGTCGTGAACGGGATGCTGAATCAGCCGTCCTCTACGTCACAGAAGAACGGCTCAAGCTCCGGGGGAAAATCGAATCACTCAAAGAGGAGCGCGACTATCTCCTCCACCTCCTCCACCCCTCCATCCCCACTCCTCCTCCCACTCTCCCCTTAGGAGGCCCCATTGGCTCGCATCCAACCGTCTAACGCGCGTGGCCTCGGTGCTTCCCGTCACCGTGGCTCAGGTGGCTTCGGTAAGAACGCTGGCACCAATCGCGACACCGTTGCCCTCGCCAAGCGTGGTCGCGCTGCCCGCCAGACCAAATCGCACGCGATGATGAAGCAGCACACGCGCGGTCGCAAGGGCACTCGCAATCTCTCCTGGTGGATGTCAGCAGGCCGCTGATGGCTAAGTCCTCGTCCAATTGGATCAAGGGCGCGATCAAACGCCCCGGTGCGTTCTCCGCCAAAGCCCGTCGCGCGGGGATATCAACCTCCGCCTACGCCAGCAAGATGTCCTCTGCACCCGGACGTACCGGTCGCCAGGCCCGTCTCGCCAAGACCCTCATGTCAATGCGCAAAGGTTCCCGCAAATCGTCGTCGCGTAGCTAACTCCCCGGTGGTGACTCGCTCCCATGCCTTCTAACGTCACCACTTCACAGGGCCAACAGCAGGTCCTCACCCTCAACGACTTCACCCAGGGCATCTTCGATAACGTCGAGACGCCCACCGCCAACTCCACCACCTACTTCAACCGCGCCCCGATCATCTACGGGAACACGGTCACGTTCACCCACAACACCTACGGCGTCATGGGGCTGGTGAATGGGGGCCTCCTCCTCGGTCCGTCCCTCGTCAACGGTGCCGCCTTCGCCACCCAGCCGAACTTCGGCGGCTTCTCATTCGCCAACAATCAGGTCTACGTCACCGGAGTCGTAAAGGGTGCGGCTCAGGGTGCTTATGGCATCACCATCTCCGGTTACATGCCCACCGCGCAAGCTATTGGCACGGAACTCTACTCCGCACTCGGCCCCAACCTCTCCCCATCCGGCGCTGCTCTCGCATTCCTTCAGTCTGGTTCCTCAATCCCCTCGAACCAGTACCAACTCGCCTCGATGCCGACATTCCCCTTCCGCACTCTTCTATCAAACGGCACCAACTTCGAAGACTCCATCATCTTCACATGCTGCCAGGGCTCCGCCAACAACGGCATCGTCTACTACAACGTCGCTGGCACCGGCAACATGCTCGCCACTACCTCCCGTTTCGGATTCGCCATCCCCGCCAATGGCCGTGTCTGGTTCTGTGAGGGTGGCGTCGTTCCCCGAGGGCCATTCTCACTCGTCAACTCCAACGTCATCTCATTCACCGACCCTACTCTCGCTGCAAACACCGCCAATCTCTCCATCGGTACCCAAGCCACCCTCGTCGACTACGACGACACCTCCACATTCGGGGCCTGGGGTGCTATTTCCTCCTCTGAATCCCTCCTCGTCAAGTCCACAAACGGCGGAATCATCGTCTCAGGAGACATCTTCAACCCTACAATCTCCCGTTCTCCTGCTGTCCAGGGCACTAATGGCCTCCAGGGGCAGTCTGCAATGACCCCAATCGGCCTCGTCTACCGCTCAATGCGCGCCGGAGTATGGTCCTGGGACGGTGGATCGACGGCGACAAAGCTCTCTACGCAGATCAACGATGCCAACTGGCCCGAAAACTCATTCGGTATCGGCTCAATCACCGGTCCTCAGCAGACCTACAATTCCGCTGGACCCTTCTTCAACGTCCAAGTCATCCGCAATTGCATCTTCTTCGACGGTGGCTGGTTCCTCTCCCTCGACACCAACTCCTGGTGGCGCCTCCCACCGTGGAATACGTCCTCCTGGACCATCTCCCAGGGCCTATTCTCTCCCACTTTCTACCTCGACCACACCCCGATGGGCTATTCCAACGTCCCATCATCCCAAACCGGCATGTTTACCGCCATCTACATGGCTGGTGTGAATGGTCTGCAACTCTTCGGCACCACCTACGCGTTCGACATGGGCGTCACCTCCCTCCAGCCGCCTGCTCTCGGTACTTACTACCACTCCTACATCGAAACCAACCCGATCCAACTAGACGACGGTGGCGCCATAGTTGAGGTCCAGGAGATGGACGTTGTAATGCAGGGCAATGGCGCCCTAACCGTCTCCATCCTCGGCATCGCGGGCGCATTCCTCAACTCCCGCACCGTTCCTGTCAACAATTCCTCGTACGGCCGCATCTCCATCGTCCTCCCCACCCTCGAAACCGATGTCCTCATCCTCCAATTCGGCTGGACGAACGCCCCTGGAGGCAACAACCCTACCCCTATCATCCAAGAAATCAACGTCTATTGGCGTCAGCGCTTCCCAGTCCCGAGAATCTGATTCCCATGTCCCCAGTCAACCCCAAATCCCTCCTCTCAGCCCCAATCCTCCCCTACACTGGCATAACCAACCCTTCCAAATCCCAGCAATCCCACCAGCGTTCCGACAACGCCAACCAGCCGTGGACAGCCGCTTTCGCCCTCTCTGCCAACTTCGCATTCGCCTATGGCGGTGGTGCATACGACGTTCCCATGGACACTGTGGCCTGGACTACCTATAAAGGTCTCCACGCCCCGTCCTCTCTCCTCATCCCCTCTCGCCAACTCACCTCTAATGGCTCTTACACCCGCCTCTACTTCCGCATTCCCCAGTATGGTATCTATCATTTCCTGGGCCAGATGGGGTTCACGAACACCAATGCTGGCTACGCGGTCCCCTATATCTGGATCAACGGTAGTAATCTCATATCAACTGGCTCATGGGTTGTCTCCGGCAACTCTACCCAGACGACCAACATGGAAATCTCCTACTACCGTTACTGTTCCCCCGGTGACATAATCCAATTCGTCTTCGGAATGTCTGTCACTGGCACTTTCACTACGAATACATACGGCACCGACTTCTTCATTCGCTATCTAGGACCCACATAACATGCCCTGGTCTACATCAGACGCCTCCCGTCACAAGAAGAACCTCAATCGCGTCCAGTCCCACGCGTGGCGCGACATCGCCAACAAAGTCCTTGCGTCGTCGGGTGACGAGGGGAAGGCTATTCGCATCGCCAATGCCAAAGCCCCCAACGCGCGCCGCATCATCCATCGCACCCGCACCCGCACCCGCACCCGTACCCGTACCCCTAGGAGGTAGTGATGGCAGGACTCCTCAACATCTGGGGGACGCAGTACAACACCCCTGGTGGCGGGGTCTACAACGATGGCCCCTTCGCGATCCCCTACTCCGCCACCTACGAGGCCGTCCTGTGCCCTCAGGGCGTCACCACGACCGTTCCCGTGCCCGCTGCCCCGAACACCCCCGCGGGCGTCATCATCCTCGGTACGGTGGCCTCTGTGGCCTTCTCCGCGGGCTTCATCGTCGGCCAGCTCACCCGCTTCTCGGCCTCCGCCTACCCGGTCATCTGGCCCTTCGACCCCCTCTCCATCCCCGCCAACGTCATCGTCACGGTCGGGGCGGCAGCGGGTGCCCTCGTCACGGTCCGGTTCTTCTGATGTACACCCTCTCGGCAGAACTCACGGCCCTCGGACAAGACTTAGACGACATCAATAACGTCTACTGGACTCAACTCGCCCTCACTCAGTGGATAAACCAAGGTCTCGTCACAATAGCCCGCAAAGCCGAATGTCTCCTCGGCACCTCCTCAGTCCCCGCCTCCACCAATCAATCCCAGTACCCCCTCCCCCCCGACCTCGTCCGCGTCCATGAAGTTACCTTCTCCCCCAACGACCCGACGCAAATCTATCCCCTCACCTTCAAGGGTCGTCAGGAGATGAACACGATCTGGTACATCAACCAGACGACTCCCGCCTCCTACCCCATCTACTACACGACATGGGCGCAGCCACCAGTCACCTGGATGCAGGTCTATCCAGTCCCCGCCCAACCCGGCAACTTCACCTACCTCTACTATCGCCTTCCCCGTACTGCTGTCCTCACTACCGACACCCTCGATATCCCGGATGGCTACGAAGACGTTCTCCGTGCCTTCGTCCGCTACAACGCCCGCCGTCGCGCCGGTGACCCCATCTGGCAGGACGATATGACGATCTTCCAAGACGGTCTCTCAGACCTCATCACCAACTCCCGCAACTGGACAGACAACGCGGGCATGTTCACCACAGGTGGAGTCTTTGTCCCCGGTTGGTTGTACGGGGGATGGGGGTCCTAGTTCTATGCCAACCACCTCAGAAGGCATCGTCACCGCGGGTGCGAAGACCGGTTCCGGCACCCCACAGCCCTCATCCACCGCCGCCAAACGCCCAGCCCCCGCCCCCTCCGCAGTCTCCGGCAACCCCGCGTTCGGCCAGGCAGAACAGCAAATCCTCGCGGGCAAGCCTGTTGACATCAACAAGGTCGCACAGCAGTTCGGCCCGAATGCTGGCCTCGTCTCGTCACTCCTCCAGGGGGCGGCGTATCAATACCAGTCCGGCCAGGCACAGCAGAAAGCCCTCTCCGGTCAGCTATCCCAGGCCCAGACCCAAGAGGCGGCTACGGTCGCCCAACAGCAGCAGCAGGCCGCTCTCTCCCAAGCAGGTGTCGGCCTCTCGCGCGCCTCTCTCGGTGTCGAACAGCTCGGTCTCGGGCAACAGCAAGCCTTAAACCCAGTTCTCCAGCAAGCCGAAGTCGGCCAGTACAACATCTCTCAGCAGCAAGCCGCACAGGGGCTACAGGCGATGGGGGTCCAGTCAAATATCGCCTCCCTCGGCCAACAGGGTGAACTCCAGCAGTTCGCTAATCAGTACGGCACGCAAGACCTGAACGCCCTCAACGCCTACCTCGCGAACCCGTCCTCAGTCCCCCCCGACGTGGCTGCGCAAATACAGAACTCCCAATGGGGGGAATCCTACCAGCAGGGGCAACTTGGGCTGTCCCAGCAGCAACAGGGCATCCAACAGACTCAGGAAGCCCAACAGCAGCTCAGCAACACCATGGGCTACCAGACTCAGCAATACCAGCAGTCGCTCCCTGTCCTCGCCTCACAGGCAATCGCCACGGGCGCTGGTAACTCTCAGATGGCCCAACTCACCGGTCAGCAGAACACCCAGGCATACCAGTACACCCAGGGGCAAGAGCAGCTCCAGCAGCAACAGCAGTCTCAGCAGCTTCAACAGCAGCAAGAAGCCCTCCAGCAAGCCCAACTCGCCCAGCAAATGTCCATCCAGCAGGCTCAACAGGCATCACAACAGCAAGGCATTGAGGAGCAGCAGTACCAACAGCAGTACGGCACCTATAATCCATCCACCGGGAAAACAACAATCACCCCCGGCTCCCTCCAGGGTCTCTCCCAATCCCAAGCCATCGAGGCCATTCGCTCTGCCACTATCGGTCAGGGCGCGGAGCAGGCTCAGTACAGGTTCTCCCAACAGCAGCTCGCCAACCAGGCCAAGTCCTACCAGATCGCCGGATCACAACTCGGCCTGTCCTCTGCCCAAATCAACACCCAACTCCGCCAGGCGCTCCAGACAGCCGGAATCTCCTACACGTCATTCGCGGCCTCAATCGCCTCCCAATCCGCCCAGGATCAGGCCAACACCATCGCCAGCGTCATCCAAGCCCTCGGCCCCGGTGCCATTGCCGCCTACAACGTCACCCCAGCGAAGAAGTGAGCACCCATGTCACCGATGACCACCAATCGCCAACCCACCCCCGACATCGCCGGTCGCGCCCTCGGGGAATGGGGAGTCCTTGCGCCGACCTCCGCTGACAACCCCACCTCCCTCCAGCAGCAGTCCCCGCAAATCCCTTCCGCCTCCCTCTCGACCCCCCAAACCATCCCCGTCAATCCCCAATCCTCTGGCCCCTTCGGCCCGACCCCCACCCCCCTCTCCGCGCAAATCCAACAGCAGCTTCGGAACTACAACAACAAACCTGGCGACTACGGCGCCAATATGCCAGCCCAAATCGGCCCTCTCGCCAATCAAACCTTCGGCGCCAATCCGCCTTCCGTCCCCGTCAACTCTCAAGGCCCATCCCTAACAACACCACCCTCTCTCGCTACCCCCACAGGCCCAGTCAATAACGCCCCGCCTAAGTCCACCACCCCCGCTTCCACCTTCACTGACCCACTCTCCTTCCAGGCCGCGATGTCCTACGCAATCGCCCCCCTCCTCCACGGTTTCGCCGCCGCCAATTCCCCCGGCCAAATCAATGCCGCCCTCGAAAACCCCCAATCCGCCGCCAACTCCCCTCTCTCCACGAACCTCGCATCTCAGCTCTCCTCGAACATCCAGTCCCAAGTCGCTGACTACCAGTCCGGTCTCAACGCGCTAGCCCAGTCCTCAGGCGCAGCACCATTCAAGGGACAGCCCGACTCGGCCACCCTCCAGGCAATCCTCAAGGGAATGACAGAAATCCTCGCCTTCCCAACTTCCTACTCTGGTCAACAGGGTGCGCCGCCCTCAGCAGCAAACTCCCCTCTCATGACTCTCCTCTACTCCACCCTCAACGCCTATCGCAATCCCGCATCCGTCTCCGCAGGCCCCCAGATTGGTCCCTCTGCCGCAGTCAACCCGACAGCCCCCGTCTCCACTCTCCCAACCTCCAACGCAGCTCAATACTCCACCATCAACAACATGCTGTTCCCCCAGAACGGCTAGTACACCCACCACACCATGGCACATCCCCCGATCCCCGAGTTCTCCAAGTGGGAACAGAACTGGAATGGCCGCGAGGTCTGGGCGAAGAACAACAACATCCCAGCCGCCGACTTCCAACAAGTCCTCCAGGCCGACTACAAGCGCCTCACTAACCCCAATGGCTATGGCACCCCAATGGGGGACTCAGAGGTATTCACTACCCTCTCCGCGATGCAGCGTGGCTACTCCCCCTTCCGCACCCCCTCCGACACCCCCCCGACCGTCTTCCAGAACCCCGCCAAGGCCGTCTACAACAACCTCCAGGACATCGTCACCGGCCTCTTCCACGCCCCTGGTGTCCTTATCAACGACTTCACCCAGGCGATTCGCGGTCACCCTCACCCTCTCTTCAACACCCTCGCCAACCTCATCCCCGGCTACACCGACATCACCTCCCTCTTCTCTCCCTCCGGTCGCCACTACCTCGCCTCCAACCCCCTCTCCGACATCCTCGACTTCCAGGGCTTCGGCAGGCTCGGGGACCTCGCCGCGACCGGTCTCGCACACGCGGGCATGGATGGTGCAGCCGCCACTCTCCGCGCCATCCCCGATCACCCAATCGCCAACGCGGTCCGCGGCTACACCCTCGACGCCATCGCCAAGTCCAAGTACCTCTCGACGCGCGCGGAGAACATCACCAACGTCCTCGGGCAAGGCGGCTATCTCCCGTCCCAGAAGCCGATCCTCCGTGGAATCGCTGCCTCCCAACAGCAGCTCTACCGCGCCCGCGCCTATCCGCGCACCCCTCTCCTCTCCCCCGGTGAGTCACTACAAGCTCTCTTCTCCAAAGTAGCTCAGTCCGCCCCGGACGAAACCTTCTCCCACATGCAATCTCTCGTTCGCAATCTCTCCCCCGAGCAAATCCGCAACGTCGAATCGGTGATGACTAATCGCCATCTCACCTACCCTGAAGCTAACCACACCATCTCCGAGCCAATCGACACCGCCACCTACATGACAGACCCTGGCTTCAATGGTGAGGCCAAGCAGCTCATGAAAGCCCTCGCCGAATCCACTTCCGCTCTGCAAACTTCCCACATAATCGCCGGGGACCTCCACATCGTCACTCACCCGACCGATGGATCAACCGGTGTCACCCCGGTCGATGGGCGTTGGGATGCATACGAACGCCGCTACACACAACTCCTCGAAGCCTTCTGGAAGAAGGAAGCGATCTGGGCGAATGACCAAACTCGCCTGGACGAAGCCGAAGCCTTCCTCTATCGCAACTCCCACCGCCTCCCCGAAACCGTTCGCCAATCACTCCCCGGTTCCTCCGACTATCCCCTCCGCGGTGCGACTCGATACCTCTCCGACTTCTTCTATTACAACCGCGAGGGATTCTCCCGTCGCTACGCCGCCTCCCCCCGCTCCCAAAAAGCCTTCCTCCGCCGCATCGACACCCTCTTCGGCCCAGGCTCAGTTCCCGGTCAAGGTCTCTTCCGCAAACTCCAGTCCGAACTCGACACCCTCGCTCCCTCCGCCGAGCGCGTCTCCACCCTTACGAAAACCCTCCTCGCACGCACTCGCGCGCTCCCAGCCGACTTCCCCGCCAAACAGTGGATGCTTGATACCCTTATCGCCATTCGCAAATACGCTGGCCTCTCGCCCAATTCCAACAAGTCCTGGCTTATGATCCTTCGCGGTCGCATTCCCCGCGTCACCGAGGACATGAACCAGGCGCGTCGCACATTCCGCGACCACGACGCCAATCTCCAGTCCACCTGGAATCGCTATACCCAGCTCGAATACCAGTCCATGGTCAATGAGCACTACTTCAAACTCGTCCGGGAATACTATACCTCGCACTACTCGACAGGTGAAATCGCCGTCACAAAAGACCTCCGCCGCAACATCGAACGCCTCACTCGATTCCACCCTGGGGGTCAGGTCGGAGAACTCACCCCGGAAATCGCCAGCAACGCCTTCAACGCCGCTGAGCAACTCTGGGATACGTCACCAGACCTCCGCGCGCTGATCCCCGACTACGAACGCGAGGAGATGATTAACTCCGCGTACATGATGATAGACGAGTGGAAGAGACAAAACCTTTCCCCACCCATCTACGTCCTCCCGGTCTCCCACGAAGACGTTGTCCGCTTCCAGGAACACCCACAAGCCCTAATGAAACTCGGACAAGTATCCCAGCTCCGCCACGACCCCGTCACTCGCGAACAGCTCCCTTTCGGTAAAGCCTTCCGCCCAACAGTCGCCATCCCCAAGGACTCAATCGGCCTCTACCATCAGGCGATCAACGACTCCCTCATCTACGACTTCTTCCTCCCCAAAACCATCGACCCATCCACGTTCGCGCAGATGGCGATGGATGAGGCAGAATCAATGGGCACTCGCCATATCACCCCTGACGAGGCAATTGCCCAATACAAGGATCGTCACCAGTACGTCGAGTGGTCGCCTACCACCATGGCCGAACTCACCCCGCACGCGCGTACCGAATCGACAGCACTCGCCTCAACTGTCTACATCCGCCGTTATGACCTCAACCTCATCGACCGCTCCCTCCGCCAGATCAACGCTGACATCAAGGGTGCCTACAACAAGGTCATGCAGGTCTATCGGTTTGGTATCCTCAACATCTCCCCCCGCTACGCAATGCACCTCGCCGCTGGCGGTGGCTTAATGACACTCCTCTCGATGTCCCACCCGGTCATCGACACGATCCGTTTCACTCGCCAATCCCTCAACATGGCGATGCACCCGGACCGTTCTCCTCTCCCCGTCTACATCTCCCCACACGCGGGCGAGACCGACATCCACGGGCGCATTGTCGCCTCCCCAATCGAATCCGCCCAGCTCCTCCCCGGATTCAAACTCGGTGGCCTCATGCAGCAGGGGTGGATCAAACAGGGTCTCAAACCCCTGGAAGGCTGGCGCCGGTTCCTCGAACGCATCGTCCTGTTCCAAAAATCCCTCCTCTACCTCTCAGGTCGGGCACGCGCCACCCCAGAGGAAATCGCCGCTGTCTCTGACGAAGCTGCCCAGTGGCAAATGGACCCCACCGACCTCGTTGGCGCCAAACTCGCCACTCGCGCACTCGCAGACACCTACACCATTCCCCCACTCGAAAACTCAGTCCTCCGCTTCGTCTTCCCCTTCTGGGGATGGACGCGCACCATCCTCCGTCGCACCTGGCAGCTTCCACTCGAACACCCCCTCCGCTTCGCGATCCTCAACTCTCTCTCGATGACCGCCATCGGCAACAACTCTTCCTACCCCGACTTCCTGATGCGGCTCTTCTTCCTCGGTGCCCCAGACAAGTCCGGCAACCAACTCGTCTTCGACCTCCGCCAGTGGAATCCGTTCCGCGATGTTGCCTCCTATCTCACATGGGGGGGTGTTGTCGCATCAATGAACCCATTCCTCTCAGCAGCGTTTGAATCTGCATATGGCATTGACTCAGCGACAGGAACACCGCAACTATATCCCGAGTTGACATACGACTCATTCTATGGCTCTCAAACTCCCGTAGAAGGCGAGTCATATCCGCTAGCTTTTCTCCAACAGCTATCGCCGCAAATTGCAACTCTAATGGGTGTTCTATCGAAGAACTCCGTCCTTCGGCAAGAAGCCTATAACGATCCATCGAAACTACCGTATCTGATTGCCGACTCTGTTGGGTTCCCTTGGATTCCATATCGCCTTAACCTCACGCAAGAACAACTGCACACTCAAACCGACCGCTACTCAATCGCCTCCGCCGCGGTCCAGCGTGCTCTCCAATCCAACGACATGTCCGCGCTCGATGGTTTCTCCGGCTATCTCCCACTCCCGACTCCCGGTGGAACCTTCATAGCACCGAAGTCCTACATCGCCCAAATCATCGCCGGTGCCCAGTCCGTCAACCTCCCGGCATCGCAAGTCTTCGCGCCGCCCTCCTACGCCTCTCCCTATATGCCTAACTACCTCGGGGCAACAGTCGCAAACGCCCCAACTAGGGCCGAGGAAGGCCCAATAGCAATGGCAACTGGTTTGGTTAGCTAACCCCAATCAAACCCTAATCACCCATCAAAAGGAGTCTGTCTCTATGGGCCTCCACGACGATCCGACCCCGCCTCCCGCGAACTACCCGACCCACCGGACTCTCCCCGATGGCACCGTGGTCCGCATCGAACCCCCGCGCACCACCAAACTCCGCCAGCTCCTCATCCACAACACGTACCCCCAGTACGTCGTCGCAGGGGCCTGCCACATTCACCCGGTCCAACTCTCCTACTACGCGCTCGGTCGCAAACCGATCCCTACCCACCACCTCGTCGCCCTATGCGCGTACTTCGAGCGAGAACCCGAAGATATCCTCGGGTACGTCAACCTCCCGGATGTTGTCGATTGGATCGACAAGTCCGAGAAGGGCCGGTCATCCTAATGGCTTGGTTCGCCTGCGCCACGCGACGCCCAATCGCGGCCAACACCGGAGGCCCTCTCAACCCCAATCTCGGTTGCCTCCTCCACCACGCGGTCACCGACGCCGACTCCCTCTTCTCCCAGTTCAACTCGCCCTCCGCAGGTGTCTCGGCGCACTTCTACATCACCCAGGCGGGCCTCATCGAGCAGTACGTGGACACCGCCTACGTCGCATGGCACGCGCGCGACCTCAACATCAACTACGTCGGCGTCGAAACCCAGGGTTGCGCACAACCTCCCTACGCAGACCCAATGTCCGACGCGATGGTCAACGCATTCGCCCGCCTCTACGCCGAGGGTATGCAGATTCACCGTTGGCCTGCCGTCCTCATCTCCCAGAAGGGCCAGTCAGGCTTCGGCTACCACCGTCTCCCCGGAAGTGAGAATGGACCGGGTGGGCGCTATCCGACAGGGTGTCCCTGTGATGTCCGCATGAACACCAGACAACGCATTCTCGACATCGCCACAGCATCTCCAGAACAGATCGGACAGGAAGACATGGTTCTCTTGGTTCAAAACCCCAACAACAAGGGTTGGGCGATCCTCGATATCGCCACCGGCACATACAAGGGCCTCTCCGATGCCTCAGTCCTCGACTTCTATCAGCGCAACGGAGTCCCAACAGCCAATCCCCAGCCGTCAGCATCTCAATGGTCGAAGTTCAAGCAGTCAGGGACGATATAATCCCGCGCCCGTCATGGCAGGGAATCGCCGCAGTCATTCTTGCCGCCTTCTCGGGCTTGTCGATCTTCACCATCGCCTTCGGCTCGATCTTCACCCACAAGTACGTCCTCAGCTCCGAGGAATCCACGCTCATCGGGACGGTCGTCGGTGCGTCCGTGGGGGCGGTCGCGACGTACCTGTCGATCCGCAACGGCGGTCACGACTAGGCGGCTACTCACCCCGGAGAGCACATAGCCACATAGCGGATATCGGATACCTAGATATCCGCCATAGTCCATGGATATCCGTATACCCAGATATCCCGTCTAGTAGAATAAACTGAATGTCCAGGTCGCGGAGCTAAATATCTAAATATCCACCTTAAGAGCGTATACTTAGATATCCCTAAGAGGCTTTCCAGATATATGAATATACGCCAAGAGAGTGGATATCTCGCGGAGCTAATACATAGAAGAAAGGTGGGGGCCTTCCGTGACACCAAGAATCCCTTGCTTCGTCCACCGCCGCGCGCCTAGGCTCAGGCATCACGCGCTCCCCCGTCCCCTGGCGGGCGAGTCCCCTCCAGGGGACGCCAGGGGCGGGGGGCGCCGCCACCTTTTCGCCCGAGGAGGTAATCACCGATGAGTGATGATTCTGAGTTCCTTCGGCTCATCTCCGGTGAAAGCGACAATGCTGAGTTCACGTCGTTCAACGAACTCGTCGCTGAACTTGAACCGCTCATCATCTCTCATCCTGAGGCAGTCGTTCATCATGGGAAGCTCCCCAAGTTAAAGTCCGGGGAGAAGGCAGATACTGTCAAGGTAATGTTGACTCTGCCCAGTCAACTAGACGCCATCCTCAATCGCTTCATTGGGACCCGTGGACTCCTTCCCGAGTTCGACACGAAACAAGACTTCATCCGCTTCTGCACTATCGTCGGTGTCTCTGTCAGCTTACGACACGTTGAGGACGAGAAGGTAGTCGCCACCTACAATCAACTCATGGCGCAACAGAATGCTATGGATAAGCTGCAATCTCAGGAACACGATCTTGAATTCTATAAGAAAATGAGGGAAGCAAGCGGTAACGAAAGTCTCTCTCGCTCTGCCAAACGGGAGCTAATGATGAGTATAGAAGCCGTCCATCTATCTGACCCAGAACTCGACGCTCAACTGCACGGCCTGTACTGGGGATCACTTGACCAATGATGAATCCCCCACCTGGCTATCACATCTCCGTCCTCACCAACCCACCGCCATACAATCCATCCTGGAACACTACACATCCAACAACGATATCGTCTTCCTCGAAGCACCTACAGGTTCAGGAAAGACGCTTATCGCCGAGATGGTTCGACAAAACCTTGGTGGTCGATGTCTTTACCTGTGCTCCTCAATCTCCCTGCAACGACAGTTCCTTCGTGATTATCCATACGCGTCGCTCCTCATGGGTCGCGCGAACTATCCGACTCTTAACCATCCTTCACGTTATGACCCCCACAACACGGCGTTCTCCCTCTCCTGTGCTGACTGCACAAAACACAAGGTAACCGACCACTGGGAGTGTGACTGGTGCGATCCTGTTCTCAACTGTCCCTACGAGTCAGCCAAAATCTCCGCAGTCCGTTCCCCACTCGCCTGTACCAACACGTTCTACTTCCTCTACGAAGTGAACTATGTCGGCGCCTTGGGTGGACGCGACCTGATTGTCGTAGACGAAGCCGACACACTCGAACGCACCCTCATGTCATTCATCACGGTCGAAATCACCCAACGGCGCGTAGAGGAATTCGAACTCCCCACCCCTGACAAGAAGACCGTCGCATCATCCTGGCTATCCTGGGCACAAGAGACTAAGGAACACGTTGACCGACTCGTCCGCCGCCACCACCAACAGCCGCTTTTCAAAGCGGAACCGGACCTACGCGACGTTAAGAGAGCTAATCGCCTCTCTACTCTTCGATCCGACATCAACCGCCTGCTCGATCCAACATACGGCCTTGAACAAGGAAACTGGGTCTACGACGGTTACCGTGACAATCACATTATCTTCAAACCCATCACAGTGGCTCCCTATGCTCGGGATTATCTCTGGCGCCACGGAGTCCGCTGGCTCTTAATGTCAGCCACCATTATCTCTGTAGACGAGATGAAGGAATCACTAGGTGTCGATTGAACCCATCCCCACTCCACCCACTATCCCCTCCGATGACTCCACCACCCACCACCGTTCCGGCTGGTACCGTTCCCAGCGCCTCGACATAGTGAACGGGTCACTGTCCATTCAGCACGCAAAAGAAGGAGGCTGGATGAAACTACGCGTCTTCCCCAAATACGAGAACGCCCAACGAGCAGTCGCCATCCTCAACGCATCAGAGGTCGAATCACTCCTCGACCTCATCATGCAGTACACGCACGGCGAGAACATCGTCCAGGACGCCTAATGACAACACCTACTACATCACACACAACACACTGGGACCCCTACACGCCAGAAGAACTCTCCGCCCTATTCGACTGGTGGTTCGGTCGCACCAAGAAACTCCCCACGTTCATCATGACAACCGGCAGATGGATCGAGACTGTCCGTGCCCTACAAGACCGCCTTAGTCAAAGTTCCGTCCACGTTCCCGCCATCGTCCCGCCCGATCTACATCTACCCTACCGCCTCGATGTCTCATCGCAACAAGGAACAAGCGTACCCGTTGATGGCAACGGCCGTCCAATCAATCCTTCAACGACATCCTAATGACAGAATCCTCGTCCACACCGTCTCCTACGACCTCACCCGATACCTGGACGACCGCCTACGACAGTCTGATCCTGGAGACCATCTCATTGTGTCGTACACAGGCCCGTCTGATCGAGACTATGCAATCCGAACTTACACCGGCAACCCTGGGGGAGTCCTACTCGCTCCGTCCTTGGATCGAGGACTTGACCTCCCTGACGACGATTGCAGGGTCATTGTTGTATGCAAAGTCCCTTACCCCAACCTCGGAGACAAGCAAGTCAACGCCCGAATCCATTCAAAGGGAGGAGAACTCTGGTACATAGTCCAAACCATTCGCTCTCTCGTCCAGATGACCGGTCGGGGAATGCGGTCGGAGTCAGACTACTGCGCCTCCTACATCCTCGACACCCAGTTCATCAACTCCATCTACCGTAAATACCGTCATCTGCTTCCCTCCTGGTGGAAGGAAGCCCTAATCACCCAAGGACTCGGCAAACTGATATGACCATCGAACAGTGGGAATCCTTCTTCGGCTCCGGCCTCCGCACGGACTACGACCTGACAATCGATGTCGCTTCCTTCGGCACAGATGCTTCCTACAACAACGGGCAAACCTGGCTCCTCCTCCTCACTGGCCACGACGAGAACGATGATGTCGTCTCCGAGATGTTCTCTGTCGGCGATAAGTGGGAGTCCCTCGACGGCGGCTTCACCCTCTCGCGTCCCGATGGCAAGGGCACAATCAATCGCAACTCCAACTACGGCAAGTTCTGCCAGTACGCCGCCGAAGCCATTCAGAAGGCCGGTGAATCCTGGATATTCACCGCCAACCCCTTCGACTCGCGCATCTGGCTCAACACGCATTGGCACTTCACAGAAAAAGTCGCGATGGCGGCGTGGCACAACCGCGCCACCAACGAGGACATCCCGGAGCGCAAGCGTGCCTTCCCCGACACCTACCTCGGGCGCGTGGCAGACGTGCCTCCATCGACCCCGCTGATCGGTCTCGGCTCGCCTCCAGCGCCCTCGAACGGTCTCGCCGGTCCCATTCCCCCCGCCGCTGCTCCTGCGGCCCCACAGGTCTCCAATTCATTCGATGCCCTAAGCACCCTGGCGCGTTCCTCCGCCACTCAGTCCGCATTCGCCGCGGCTGCTGTCCAGATCGAGTCGGTTGCTGCTGACGACACCCTCCTTCGTGATGTGCTCGACGTGACCGACCAAGGCTTCTATGCTCGGAACCACGGCTAATAGAAAGAAGAACTCACCATGACCGTGGAAAACACTTGGGACGACGCCCTTTCCGACGACGACCCTGACACCGACGACTCCGACGACTCCAACTCCCCCGACGACGACTCCGAGGAAGGTGTCCTCGCCACCATCGACTCGATGATCCCGGACGACTCGTCCCTTGCCGGACTCGCCCTCGCATTCGAGCCTCGCCCGTCCACCCTCCGTCCGGTTCGCCCGTCCCCTCTCCCGCGCGTCGTCCTTGCGTGGGAGGAGTACGTCGATGTCCTGACCGATCCCCACAACATCGGGCGGACGATGCGCCTGTTCCGCTACGTGGATGACGGCGTGTACGTGGAGGTTGGTGAGGAGGGCAAGCGGCGTTCTGTCCTCCGCGCCAAGCACCAGGCCCAGCAGCGCGCCCGTTCCGTCCGCAGTCGTCTCCGCAAGACTCGGATGCAGCAGGTCTGGGAGGTGACGGCGGAGAAGGCTGGTGACTCCTCGTGGTGTGTCTACATCTCCTACGAGGGGCTGGCTACCCCCGAGGAACTTGCCCGTCGCGCCGAAGTCAACGCACAGCGGGCGGAACGCGGTCGGCAGATGGCCGCTGACCGCATCGCGCAGGCCACTGACTGACGCAGCTCCGGGCCGTCAGTCAGTTGAGGGGGAGGGGTGTCGGCGTACTTGTCCTTTCCGCCGATGCCCCTCCCCAATCCCCCATCGAAAGGACACACCCCAATGCCCACCGATCTTGACTACCCCTGCGTCTTCACCAATTCCTCCGGCACCACCCTCTATCGCGCTTCCACCCTCCTCAATTGCCCCCGCACTTTCATCTTCACCCGCAAATCCTTCCCCCAGTCCCCTCTCCCCACCCCCCTCGCCACTGCATTCACCGAGGGCCATACCCTCGAACCACACGTTCTCGCCATCCTCCAATCGCGCGGCTACCACGTCTACTCCCTCGGCCGCGAAATCACTCTCCCTCTCCCCCCGTTGTCTTCAACTCCATCCTCCCTCGCCATCATCGGTCACATTGACGCTCTCGCCAAACACCCCGACACCGAAGAACTCGTCACCGAAGTCAAGTCTCTCTCCCATGAGAACACTGAACTCTTCCGCAACGACTGGCTGACGCACTTCCCTGCCTACGCCTACCAACTCTCCTGTTACATGCTCTCTCTTCGACGCAAAGGTCTATTCGCCATCTATGACAAAGACGAAAAGGAACTCCATCTCATCAACGTCCCCACTGCACCCATCCCTCTCGACGCAATCGTCGCGCGCGTTGAGTCACTTGAAAGGGATGCGATGGTCAATGCTGCCACCGACGATCTACCCGAATGCACTAAGGACACATACTGTCCATTCTGGACTCTCCATGCCGAGTATGCCGACGAGCCATATAATCTTGACTCCGACCCTACCCTCCTCGCGCTTACTGCTGCGTACTCGGCTCTATCTACGCGAGTGGCGATATTCTCTAAGGCGCGCGATTCACTCCGCAGTCAACTGGAGGAATACTTAAATGCCCGCTCGATTACTGACGGTAGTGGGCGGGATTATAGTCTACGTCTATCTCATGTCACGTCTCGGCGGCTGGATAGCTCGGCGGTTACACGCTACCTCCGCGAATCCAACCTGCTATCAACATACCAAATCACTTCCTCCTATGACCGTCTGACGGTTACCAAGAAGGAATCCCCTACCACCGACACCCCATCAACAGAGAAGCCCCCGGTGAGTTAGGCCGGGGGCTTCTTCTGTGACATCACCTGGACCGGCCACGACATAACCGGCAACGAAAGGATACCATGCTGCTCTCTCCGCACAAGTACCCTGAGCGCATACTTCTGTACGGCGAACCTGGCACGGGGAAGTCCCATGCTGTCATCACTCTCGCCAAGTTCCTTGAAGCTACACACTCTGACGCCTACATCCGCGTCCTCGACAATGACCGGTCCTACCGTCGTGCTGTTGAGAACAACAACCTATCCCATGTTGCCGTGGAGGACGTTTACGATTTCCCGGAGTACCGTAAATCGCTCACCGAGTTCCTCCGCGCCAGTCAACCTAATGACTGGCTTGTCTGCGACCTCATGTCCGAGGCTTGGACGGCTGCCCAGACTTATTATACCGAGTCTGTCTACGGTGACGATGCCAATTATTTCATGCAGGTTCGTGCCGCGATGACGAACCCGAACAAGGAGAACGTCCTCGAAGGCTGGACTGATTGGCAGTTCATCAACAAGCAGTATTTCGCATTCGCTAAGCCCTTCGTCTACAAGTCCCCGTGTAACATCATCGCCGTATCTACAGCCGATCCCCTGAATCGTACTGGCCGCAACGTCGATGATAAAGAAACTGTCAGTGTCTATAATCAGGTCGGCTGGAAACCCGAAGGACAGAAACGGTTGAAGCATCAGTTCGACACCACCATCTTCATGTTCAAGGACAACTCCTCCAACTATCGGATGACATCGGTGAAGGACCGCGACCGCGCCCTACTCGTCTCCCGCCCCGTCAACAACTTCGCCATCGACTACCTCGTCACCACCGCTGGGTGGACAATCATCTGATGCCTCGGTCAGCGGGTTCTCCAACGTCTGATTACTGCTGCCCGACTCCTCAATGCTCGTATCCAGACCACTGTGAGATTCTGTGGTACGCCCAGGCCCTACGTACTGCATCGTTACTCGGCCTGAATCTGTATCAATATCTCTATGGACCCTTCCCCCAATCTCCTCCACAAAGCAGTCAATGTGCCAATACTCAGGAACATTGAACAGCCCCCCTGTCTCTATTATCCTCCAACTGTCCACTTCCACGCCTTGATCGTGCGCGTGAATCCGCGTGTTGCATCCCACACACACCTGACCCACAGGAGTCGCCATATGCGCGCCCTCGCAAACCGGAGCGCCCCAGTCCTGCCCGAACCAACGCATTCGATACTCCTTCCCTGTTGTTAGGGTGTTAGTCCTCGTCTCCCCTACTGAGCACTCCCCTGCCATCGCCTCCCTCGGTCGCTACTCTACAATTCCGGAGTCGCAGGGTTGTGATGTCATCATCTACCACGCTTCTATATGTCTCGGCGTTCAGCGTAAAGAGGTACATGACCTGATCGTCTCCATTCAGGACGGTCGGGTCGCCAAAGAAATAGCTCAGATGACAACTTCCCCAATTCTCTCCCATTCTGCTGTCTTCATTGAGGGACAGTTCAAATTCACAACTGACGGTGTACTTGCGGACCCCCATGTCCGTTCGAATTTCTCCCGCGAAGCTCTGAACATGTTCATCGTCGGTCTGCAACTCCAGGAGATAATCACTGTCGTCACCGACTCTCCAGTCACCACCGCTTCCAACATTCTCGCCCTCGCTACCTATCTCGCCAAGCCCCATCACGCCTCCCTCACCCGTCGCCCGAATCCCCCGCGTTCACCCTGGGGCCAGGTAACCAACCGCGACTGGTGCATCCATCTCCTCCAGTCGTTCCCCGGTGTCGGTCCAGACCTGGCAGGGCGTATCTACGACCACTTCTCCACTCTGCCAATGGCCTGGACCTGCACCGAGGATGACTTACTCGCCATCCCCGGTATCGGTCCTACCCTTGCCCGTCGCCTCCTATCGTCCCTTCGTCCATCGCCGCCTGAGCCTCGTCCCCTATCGTCAGACTCCTCTCGTACTCCAGCCTCTGCAAGTCCTCGAACTCCTTGAAGCTCATATCCAGCCATCCCTCGACTGGCCCGTCCTCTGCTGGCTTGTTCTTCACTTTGAACATAATCCTCGCCCGAATCTCCCTATCGTTGTGCACCATCGTCCACGCGACGACGTGAATCCCCTCCGGGTCCAGTGTCTCTACGAACTCCCAAGCCAGCGCCCTGTTACTATTCCTCCGCCACGCCTGCTTGTTGATCCTCTCGACCTCATCCGTTGTCATCAATATGGCTGTCGGCATCGCCTTTATTGTCCTCTCCCTCTTCTATTTCCTCATTAACCCGCACGTTCACCCTCACCACCATCCTCTGAGGTGGCCTGTTCTCCCGATTCCAGTATAGAATCGCCCGCGAGCTGATGAACTGAGAAATCTGCAAAAGAAACGCGTCAAGCGCTTCACTCGACCAACTCCTATCCGGTTCTCTCTCCCTACCCTCCTTCGTCCTGTCTATCTCGAACGTGAAATCCTCACCCTCCACGTCGAACCAATCGCCCGGCTTCTTACTCACCCTCCTCCATTCCCCTTCCTATTCCTCTCCCTATCCCTCTCCCTTTCCCTCTCCCTATCTATCCTCTCCTCCCTCTCCAACATCTCCCTCAGCAACTCCCCATCGTTACTCATCACCACCATGTAATTCCCCTTGACGAAATCGAACTCCTTCCCGCACTCGCTACATTCCATCCTCGGGTACACAGTGTTCGGCTCCTGGAACATCGGCCGCGCACCGCACCATGGGCATGTCGCCTTGAAGAACACATGACATGCAACGCCCTTCCTCAGATTCTCGCTAATCACCTCCTCCGCGCTCTCGACCAGTTCCCTAACCGGATAGTCGTTGTACTCGCTCATGTCCCCTTCAGTCGAACCATTTCCGTCTTGTCGCTCCGCAGTAGCAAATGAAATCGGTGTACCCATATCCCACACCCATAACCTCTTGCCAGACGTGATCCCTACGGCGACGGTGGAACCACAGATGCTGTGAGGCGATCCGAAGATCAACCATCGGGATTACTCTCATGCCCCACCATCCCCGCCATCTCCCTTTCCTCTCTCGAAATGGCTCTCCTCATACCTCGCTACCCTATCGCAGCCTCTACACACGACAGTTACCTCGTCCGTACTCATCCAGCCACCCGCCACCTTAAATGCGGCGATGACCTCCTTATGAGTCGTCGTCTGGTAGATGAGGTCATCGGCACACCGATGCCACCATCGCCCATCCTCCTTCAACCACTCGTCGGGTAACTGTCTCTCTATGATCCGAGGAACCTCCGCTCGTATTCCATCCTGAACGACTGCCGACTGGTGTAGGCGTTGCTGTCGTACCCATCGCGGATTCCCCGTAGTGTCTCTGTATATCCGAGCGAATATACGTAGTTGCGACTTACTACAATCCCCGAATTCCTCCCCCATAGCTCCCTCTTAATCGTCTGGCATCTGACGCACAAGAAACTCACTGGCATGTCCACGATGCTCTGCATGTCGATATGCCAATCATCCTGGGGGTAGTCCTCCCACTCATGCCCCAGTAGCCCGCATCTCAGATACTCCTCAGTCTCCCGCTTAGTCGGAGGGCGTGTGCTCAAGTTTCATCCTCTCGTATGTTGCAATCGCCCATTCTCGGGCTGCAATCTCAACCCCCGGTGCTAATCTAAACCCACTGGGGAAGGCCCCTGCCATAAACCCGTCGATCCACCCTTTCCTATAGTCCTCCTCTCTCACGACTCCCGCCATCATCCAATCTCCTTCACGATCTTTCTCAACCTCGGCAGGTCGCTCATCAACAGCTCCGTCAGCGTCTGCCTCAACTCCGCGTTCTCACGTTGCAGATGGCGAATGACCTCGCCCATCTCACCCGCGATCACCTGTGGCTCACTTCCCGCCAACGCCTGTCTCGTCTCCGCTTCCCTCGTTGCCTTCGCCGCTTCCCTCGCCCTCGTTATATGCCTCCCGCGAATCTTCACGTCCAACAATGAGAACCCGTCCTCTTCGATGAACTTCTTCATCGCGGGCTCATACTCCTCCCACGCCCCCGCCAACCTCATACTTACCGCTTGTTTTGCCCCCTGTGTCGCCCACTCCACATGGATCAGATGCCTGTCCTCCAGCTCAGCCCTCGTCCTCCTGACATAGCTGACTGGATCGGCACCACTCCTCGGATACCCCATGCCATAGGCAATCTCCCTATGCCACTGGTTCGAGTCCTGCTTCGGGTCCTTCCTCGTCTCATATCCCGGTTGCGTGTACAGCCACGCCATGAACCGAATGTTCCTGGCAGTCCCACTCGCCCCGTTCTCCCACCACTTCACCTCGGTCCCGCCAGCCGCCACTTCCTCCCTACTCGGGAACACGACCCCTTCCATCAGCCTGTCCATCTCTCTCTTGTCCTCGTCGTTCTTCGCCTGAAACGGCATCTGTGTCTACTCCCCTTCCTTTGTCGCTGCCACCAAGGCCAACATCGCGTACACGTTCGCCTTGGCCCTCCCAGTCGGAGTGCCCTCCTCCAACTCCTTCTCCGCCAACTCTGCGTACTGATCCGCCGTCTTCATTACTATCAGTCCTTCCCAATCAAGGTGGCTCTGTACAAGTTGCCTTCCTCGTCTTTGACGTACATATCGTTCGCGCTGGACCATCTGCTCTCCCTGACCGAGTACGCAATCACTGTCATCAGGATCAGTCTCTCCCCCGGCTTTGTAATCGCCGGTCTCTGTCTCTCTGATCCCCCTGCTGCCGTTGTCTCCCCCGTCTCCCCCGTCTCCCCCGTCACCTGTTCCATCTTGTAACTCTCCGGCACCTCGTTCAGCCGGTACTCACCGCGCTTAATCACCGCGATGCCCCAGCCTTTCCCCTTCAACCCTTGAATCGCCCCACTCACCTGCTGAGTCGTCAGGTTCAAGTCCCTTGCCAATTGCCTGAGAAACACTGTCCTCCCCAGCCTTGAAATCAGGTGGGTCCCGACGACTCCCTCTATCGAATACTGCGGTGGTCTCTGCACCATCCCTACATCCTTCCCACAATCACAAATCGTCCTCTCCACACAACATCCGCCGGGGGCAGGGCGGAAAGGACAAGGACCCTGCCCCCGGCTTGTGGCGTGGCAGGGAGTCGAACCCTGCCCAACTCCACCAAACTCCACCACTCACGCCTACCTTGTCATTCGCCAACCACTTACCACCATGGCGACAATCGCACCCACCATCACCCAACTCCAAATCTCTCTCACCTCCTTCTCCTCCACCATCGCCTCCCCATGTGGCAATGGTGCATACACTCGCCCTTGTACATCCACCCGCCACCATCACACTCCCAGCAACACTTACCCCTCCACGGCATCCTTCAACTCCTTCATCCCTCTCCTGAATTGGAACCCTCGGCCCATCATCGCCCTCTGCTCACCCGAGAACTCAAACCCGTCCACTGCCTCGGCGATCTGGTACATGAGACTCAGCGCGCTGACTGCCTCTGTCTCATCCCCCTCATTCAAGAACGGGAAGTACGCGCCCTTGAACGTGCTCCTCTCGTCCTTCATCTGAATCGTTATCAAATCCTCCCCAATGAACGGCTCTGCAATCTGGTGTGCAATCGCCAATCCACTCCCACAGAAGATGTCATGGCCGTCATACTCGGCCAATTCCTCAATCGCTTCCCTCTTGTCCATTACCCTCTTCTTCTCTCACCTCACACACGATCCTCTTATGTTCCCTCTCGGCCTGTTCCTTAGTCTCCCACCTCCACTGTTCCCCATCCATCTTCCCGCCGAACACCATCGTCTCGAAGATCAGCGGTCTGCCATCGCCAGTCCACCGGTGATTGATCCCCAGCCACACTGTGCTGACCCTGCACTCGCCCACCTGATCCAGCCCGATTCTCTTGTACTCGTACTCGTCACCCCCCGTCCCCTTAATCAGCTCACCCCACTCCTCCAACTCAATCGGCTTCCCATTGATGTCGAAGAACATCCCCTCAAACACCGCACCCTCCCCATATTCAGTTGTCATTGGAGTCTCCATCTACATCTACATCTTTATCTATCGTGGGTTAGGCAGGTCCCGAACCTGCATCTCCAACCTTGTGTACGTCCTATTGCCGTCTGCCTAGGACACGCGCTCAACGTACATCTTGTGGCGATCTACGATTGATCTACTAACCCAGGTGGGGCGAATGTGGCTGGCTCTCCCAACCAACCAACCACACTCGCCCCAGGCCCCTCTACCTCTCTGTCACCTCCTCCGGCAGCTCCAATCGCGCGAAGATGTCGTCGTGACCGTCTCTCCTCACCGCGACACCCTCGACGCTGTGTTGTGAAATCCGCTTGAACGCGTTCTCCAGTGAATCCACCTTCGGCGCGTCACTCGCAGCTTCCATCAGCTCCAACTGTGGCCGCAGACTCTTCGCAGCCTTCAAGAAGTCGTCGGTCGTCAGCATGGTCACTCCGCTGCCTTCCTTGACTCCTCGCACCATGTTCTTGACCATCGCCCGGTCCACCATCTCCCGGACAAATGCTGGCAAGAACCCATCCGCTGCCTGCCCGACGCTCACCCAGTCAACGTCATCCGCGATCTTCCCTTCCGGTGCGACCGCGTATGCCATCCTCCTCACGCCGTCACTGTCCAACTTGCCAATGTGGATCATTCCGTCGATCCGTCCTGGCCTCGTCAGACCCTTGTGCAACTGCTCCACCTTGTTCGTCGTGAACATCAGCTGCATTCGCAGCCCCTTGCTTTGTATCCCGTCGAAGATGTCCAGTATCCTCGACATCGTCTGGCTCTCTGAATCCACGTTCCCGATGATGTCGATGTCCTCGAAGAACACCACAGACGGCTGATACAGCTTCGCCGTCTGCATACACTCCTCGAAGTTATCTCTCCCCGGTCTGCAATACACGAACGTCACGCCATTCGCGACTGCCTTCTGTGCCGTCAAGTATCCGCCGAGCGTCTTGCCCGTCCCATACTCGCCGTACATCGCCGTGGACCGCTTCGTCCCGACGCCCAACGCTTCCAATTCATCGGGGTGCTCGATGAACTGCCACACGTTCTCGTCCAACTCCTCCATCGTGTCGTGGTTGTAGATGACCTTCTTCGCATCCACCCCACTCAAATCGATGAAGTTTGGCATCTCCTCGCCGTCGAAGCACTTGCCACGATAGATGCTTCTCTGTCGTAGCTCCTCTTCCACCACTCGAAAGATGCCCTCCGCGATGCCGCCGTCCTTCTTCGGGCATTCGATGGTCAACTGAAACAGTATCCCATCTTCCTTACTCGGCGCCTTGCCCGTGTAGATGTGTCCCCGTTGAAACCCTGGAACTTGGAACTCACCCCACGGACACCGCACCGTCTCGTTCACTCCGACTGGGATGTCAATGAACGTCGCCTGCGTGAACAGGCTATTGGGCATCCTCACAACTCCAAATGCATTCTTCAATGCATTGAAAGTCGCCACCGCGCCGTCCCACGGACGGAACTTGTACGTCTTCGTGAACGTCGCCATCTCCCGCTGCTCCGAATCCCACGCGTAGATGAAATCCGCAGCATCGGTCGGACGTTCCCGCATCGTGGCAGGAAGGATGATGCGCTTCCCTTCGAAGACAACATCGTCTTCGCCAGTCAGCCCACCACCCAACTCTCGCAACGTTTCCAGCACCGCTGCGACAGCCTTATCCTGTGTCGTCTCCGGCATGTTACCTCCAATTGTCAATGTTCTACAATCACGACTGGCGTTGTCCTTTCCGCCAGCCGGGTGTTTGTGTTTCCACCAACGAGTGCATTGGGGAGAGGTAACAGAATCCCCAATGCACCCGTTGGTAGCAACACACCTATGCCGCTGCTACCTCACATTCAATTCACTTCACTCGAAGTCCTCCCAGTCCACCGCCGCCCAGACCGCGTTATCCGCCTCCTCCAATTCCTCCGCCCTCTTGTCCAGCTCGTCGTCACCCATCTCCTGCAATCGCAAAGTCCCGACGATTATCGACTGTAGAAAATCTCTGCCATTCGCCATCACAGATACATCCCCGTTCCGCCGACGTGCTTGTGTAGAGGAATCACCTTTGCCATTCCCCCATCGCCATCGCCCTTCCCCTCCCCCTCCATCAGTCGCCTCTTCAACTGACACACGGCGCAGTCGCATTCCTCCTCGCCATCGCCATCCCCCATCCCTATCCCGTATATAATCTTAACTGCGTCCGCCGCCGTGAACGCATCCCGTTTCGTAATCACGCCCATCTCGTGCAGTGCGTACTCAGCACTGCATACGCGTGCTCATCATCCATCATATACGTCATCATCGTCACAGTCGCCATCAGCGTCTCTGCCTTTGTCAACTGTTCTGTGATGTACGCGACTCGCTGTACCCTGTCCTCTGGGAGCTGGCTAATGTCCAACTCCCTGCCATGCCACTTCATCTCCATGTCCCTTCCTTTCCCTTGTCCTTGTCCTTGTCCTTATCCCCGTGTCCCCGTCTCTCCTACGGTGTCCACTTTCCTGTTGCCACCATCACCGCGCTGTAGATAAAGAACGCAACCAACACCACAGTCGCAATCCCCGTCATCGTTCTACCTCTACCTCGACGTACTCCACATCCTGCGGCCTTTCCACTGAGAACGTGTTGTCGTCCCAATGTACGACTACCTCAAATACGTCCTCGCCATCTGGAATGTTCACCACCGTCCCAAACTCGGCGATCCCCCATGCCACTTGGCTGACTCTGTCTCCCACCTGATACTTAACATCTGCTGCTTTCATTGTGGTCCTTTCTCCACCCCATGTTCTCAACGCAGGTAGCAATGTCCTCACACCACGCTGCTATCTACCTTGAGACTCACTTTGAGCGAGCGGCGACCCCGCCAGAAACGGGAAAAGCCCCGCCCGGAGCCGGTCCCCCGGTCCCCGAGCGGGGCTGGCGGGCCGACCTGGCCCGCCCGCTCCCCGTGCGCTCCCCGTGGTTAGCTCACCCGCTGACAGGCCACCACGGCCGTGTCTGCGTAGCCGTCCCCGTTCTGGCGGGCCACTTGCCCCGTTACCTTGAGCAGAATGCGCCACCCTGACGGCGTGACGTTGGCAAAGCCCTTCCGCAGCTGGCCTTGCACGTATTCGGCGCCCTTGCTCCGCACGGCGCCCTCCGTCAGACCCTTGTACTGGGTCCGGCCGATCACCTCCGGTGTCGTCAGCGATCCCGCCAACGTCACCTCAAGGTTTGGCGGGAGGTAGCCGACCTCCTGCGTCGCACCCGAGAGCGCGTCCGCCATCAGCAGACTGACCACGTACTCGGTCACCTCCCGAAGCGTCACGTCAGCGGCGATTGCGACCCAGACCGCAGGTCGGGCCTCGCCACGGGCAGCGATTTCGCCCCGATTCGCCGGGCCGAACTTCGCCGCCAGCGTCGCCGCCCGCTCCGCAGCCGCTTCGGCCAGCTTCGCCACGGGCGTGGCCTCTGCCGCTTCCGTCCGCTTCGCAGCGTCCGCAGCGACCAGTTTCGCCGTCGTCTCCGGCAGCTCCACCGCTTCTCTCGCCGAATCGGCCGCAACCTGGGCCGTCCGACGCTCCGTCGTGTTAGTTGCACTTGGCATGTCATGTCCTTCCATCTGCTCACCTCCCTTCTTGGAAGCGAGCCCCACGGCCGTGCACGTCACGGCCACCGCTGCCGCCGCTCACCAGGTCAACTGTCGCCAGGGCATACCTCGCCCCCGCTCCCGCCGACCCGCCTCGCTGCCACATGGTGGCAGCGTACCATATTGCACGTCATTGCAACTTCTCTCCGTGGTAATTCCGGCCACGCAGCGTGACGATCCACAACTTATCCACAGGAAATCTCCGCCGACTAGTCACCCGTTGACCATCGCTGACCTGCGATGCTTCGACCATCTAAGTCAAGATTCGATCAAGTGTTGCGCTACTTGTCGCGCCACCTTGTCACACGACGAGTGATGCGCGACTTGTTGCGCCACTTCCGGCTGACTAGTCAACCGTTGACTACTGGCGATTCCCGACTATTCCTATCAACTTACTAGGAATTAGTCCCAATGCCCCGTGCGATTAACCCAGTGGGGGTAGCGTAAGGTTCCGCTAACGGAGCAAAATTTGCCCCCTACCACCCGGTTTACAA